GGATAGTTAGTTCTGCTGCTGCTGGGCTATTTCCTTCGCTAACCTCTAGCCTTGATAACGCTACAGCGACGCAGCTTGGGCTTAAGCAATATTTGCACGGCACAACGTACAACGGCGGTAATGCGCCGACGGTTACGTGTGCGCAAGGTGGGTTTTCAGTTGGTAGAGCGGTATTTGTCCCGTATCAAACGCAAGATGGTACATGGCGATTGAAATTCAACATGTATTATGCATTTACAAGCGCAACAGTAACCGCTGTTACTGTTAGTGTTAACGGCGTTACATTTAAAAATTCATCATTTTATAGCCAAGCATTTTCAGTGGCTCCATCAGTATCGACGACTATTACCAATGGATATGTCACTCCAAATACTGGAAACATGACTGCCTCAGTCACCAGTTCAACTCAAACTGGTTTTGGAATATCCGGCGACATAGAACTCGATTCCAAACCAACTTGGGCATACTAAGAGGCAACCATGCGTTTTATTTTTGCCGTGTTGTTGCTTGTGGCCTGATTCAAACTTTTAAACCTTGTGCCTTATCACCTCAATGCTAATAAGTGCTATAATTGTGAGACTAACTTTAATGTAGCCTAGGAGGGTTGCATGTTTAAGTGGCTCACACTCTCCTTTCTTCTTCTTTGTTGTTCAAATAAAAAACCTCACACAGAGCCTCTTGATGCCGAAACGGTGTTGAGGCTTAAAAGTCTGCGTTCGGATCTTCTTGCCGAGTATTACGATCACACTTCTGCATTTAAGGGTGGCTGGCCCTCGGATCATGATTGTGACAGTGCTCTTTGGGCGGGAGAAGGTAGAGCGGCTGATATTTATGACATTGATATTTCGCTTGCTCTGCAAAGTGACGGTCGACCTACTAGGCTTCCTGGCAAAGATTGCCCGCTTGATCAAACCTCAGCCACAACCTCCACTGATATGCAGCTTGGCACTGTCATCGGCCTTTTTGCTGCAAAAGATTTAGACGGCCTTAGAGCCATGAGCCATTACGCTGATGTCCACAACGGCATCATGGGTATGCCAGCTGATAAAGTTTCGCTTACTCTTATGAAGCCTGGCATTAAAGCTCACCTTGCCAAAGCCATTCATAATCTTGGCGGCCCTAGTTCAGTGTGGGAAAACTTTCCGCAAGTCTACACACCTCCGCAAAGTGATTATCAGCTTCACCTTGAGATGCTGAGCATTTACCAAATTTTAGTGACGCATCAAAATATCGACGACATGACAGCTAAGACTTTGAGCAAAGAAGCATCAAATAATCCCAGTGACGCCCTAGTTCAAGCAGTAGCTGGTAACTCAGTGGTTGCTGCAAGTTTGATACTAAATCTTTCTTACCAACTCCCAATTTACGTTAGAGGCCCAATGGGCGCTCCTTATGTGCACAAGCTTTTTGTGTTGCATGTCCTTTTAAGGAGTTATCCATGAACGTCTTATTGGCACTTTTCTGGCTTTTTTCGGCTGACTATGCACTGGCTAGCGGCTGCATGACACAAATCAAATATCCAAAAGAGGAAACTGTCACACTTAACGGTCGCCAGTTTCTAGCCGTAGTCCCTGAGAACTATGACAACTTGGTGCCTGGAAGACTTATCATTGCCTTTCACGGTTACGGAATGAATAGCGGTTGGATGCATTCACTTGTGGGCGGCCTCGAGGGTAAGGCTGATAACCATGCTGTCTTCTTTTATCCCCAAAGCTCTGGCCCCTCGTGGCAGCAATGGTCAGGCAGTCAAGATGTCCAGTTTTTTGATTGGATGGTGGAACATGCCAAAAGCCGTTACTGCATAGGCAAGATTTATGCCGAAGGGTTTAGCAACGGCGCTTTTTTTGTCAACTGGCTAACGACTCAAAAAAGGTCGAGCCTTAGTGCCGTGGCCGTGGCGGGTGGAGGCGGCGGTGGGGCAGACATACCTGCCATTGTGATACACGGCTACCAAGATCAGTTTGTCAGTTTTGGCAGTGGAGATTCCACACGTTGGTCATATTATAATGCTAACCAGTGCCAAGGCTCATTTACATGGATTGGCCCAGACAACTGTCAGCGTGCGGTCAAGTGCGCTAAAAATGACATTGTGTGGTGCCCCTGGAACGGCCCTCACCACTGGCCAGACTTTGCTCATCAGGCAGTTTGGGACTTATTTAAACGCTACTAGGAGTTAGAAATGCCGCTTAAAGAGGGATATAGCCAAAAAACTGTTAGCTCCAATATTAAGACTGAGATGCACTCGGGTGCCCCGCAAAAACAGGCTATTGCCATTGCTCTTTCTAAAGCTCGCGAGGCTAAGAAAAGGGCGCATATGTGGCATGGTGGACGTTCCTATGCCTACGGCGGACGAGTACATGAAAGTGTTGAGCATGAGCCGATGCATCATGAAAAGCCCATGGCTTATAGCGAGGGTGGCCGTGTTGATCATGAGGATTACCGGCGCGCTATGGGTGACCATACGGTAGGTGGTGATCATCAAGATTGGGATTTACTTAAAGCCGGTGAAAACATGCCTTACCGTAAAGACACTTCTGGCGAACCGCATGTTGAGAAGCGCGACGCAGAAGATTTTGCCAATTTTGGCCCTGACACTCCAGCCGGTCTTCGCTACCAGTATCACCAAAACGCCGAGTACAAAAGCCCTGTGCTTAGCCACCTAGGGCGCACTGACATTACGCCTGAATATGACGAGGGTGACGAGATGAGCATGGTGGCAGCACTCAAGAGGCGCAAGTACGGTACGTTATGAATGATCTTCAGATCTTATCTCAGCTTCAAGCCATCCTAAGTGGTTTGGAACTTCTTGATAAAAGACTTAACCCACCACCTATTAAAATCAAAAAGGAGCAACCTAAAGTGGCTAACTTAACTCGTACAAAACAGGCCCTAGACTGGTTTTCTAGCCTTGCAAATGCTGTTAGTGCAGCTGCCGAATCAGGCACTCTTAACCTGTCTAACCTGCCAGCTTTTTTGCCTATCTTAAGTGGTCTTAAAGACGTTTTAGCTAATAAAGACGCTATTGCTGCCGAGCTTGCAGCGGCCAAGAGTGATCCGATTGCTATGCTCGAGATTGGGATTCAAGCGCTTCCTTCGGCTGTGACTCTTTTTAAAGCCATTCAAACGCTGTTTCCTCAACCATCTTCCACAACGCCGGCCCAATTACCTCATCCCTAAAGTGGAGGCAGTGTGACGCATGAGCCAGTCAACGATAGTGAGTTCCGCCACGAGTTTGTTCTGGCTCTTGTCGGGCTTTTTTTTAGGATCGGTTTTGCTGCTGTCGGTACAGCTGTTAATCGCTGGCAAAGGAGGCGGGAAAGAAAAAAGGCTGAGGAGTTAAAAACCCCACAGCCGACTCGCGAAGATAAGCCTACAACCTAAGAGTAGCTTACTGCGTTTTTGCTTTATAGATCTCTCTAGTTTTAGCAAAGTCTTCGTCGGTAAATTCCCCAACGCTTTTGCCCATAATATCGGTTAGTTCCATTTCACCGATGCCAATTTCTTCAAAAGCTCTGAGCATATTGTCTATGCGCGGGTCTATTTTTGTTTCATTAGAAACAGGAGGTAAATGGCTATTATCAGGGACATTATTGCTGATGTCAGGTCTAAATACGCTGTTAACAGTTTGAGAAACATCAATAATCTCACCTTCTCCATCAACAACCGCGCCAAGCTCTTCAGGAGTATATGATACACCGGCAATCGCATCAGGAAATAGCGACCGTGCCATTTCACTTACGCAGCGAGCATGAAGCATAGCTCTCGGATACTTCTTCCAGCTTGGATTACTGAGAAGTCCAGCAGCAGTCGCATCATCCATACTAAAGCCAAAAAGGCTCACTTGGCCGTCCCGGACTACTTTGCACTGTACTTCTTTATTTGTGCGTATTGGGAACGAAATTTTAGTTTGGGGATGCTTTTGAAGGATAAGGGCTAGCATAAGCTCAGCCGACATGGTTGGCTTACCATTGATAACATGAATATGACTAAGAGACTGCATCGGCGGAATGCCTAGCTCACGGCCTTTAAGAATAATAACGGTTACTTGTTCAGGTGTTTTGATAGCGGTAGGCAGATATCCTGATTTAAGTATCTCAACTGCCTGATGTTTAAGAAGACTCCAGCCTTTAGCCGAAGGTAAAAGTGATTCAAATGGAATCATGTCGCTCATTTTGTCCCCGCAAAAAATCTGATGTGACTTCCTTCTTCTACGTCTACAAAGGGAAGTGTCATACCTTCTTTAATCGCATTTTTGATTTTGTCTTTATCAAACTGATAAACGGCTGATACCTGTACGAAATAAGGGAAAGCCTGAAAAGTCTGGGCATCAGGCACAAATTTATAAATGATTTTCTTTGGGCTTTTTTGAATCTGAAGCCTAAAAGCATGGCCGTTAAGAGCAGAAATATCTTCATGTTCCATACAAAACTTAACGTATTCCTTAAGCTTTTCACGCTTTAGTTCAAGCGCACTAATCTTGGCTTTAATCGGTTTTAGCCAGTTTTCTGTCAAGTTTTCAGCTTCACCGTCCCACTTATCAAGAATAAGTTTGATAGCATCTACTTTGTCTTTAATGTCGCCAAATACTTGCTCATAGTTAATCTCGGCAGTCTCATCAAGCCCATTATCAAGTGCAGACAGCTGAGTCAGTAAATCATTGAATGTGGACATTACCGGCCTCTTCAAAATGCTCTTTATGTTCGTTCATAAACTTGCCAAGTCTAACGTATGCAGCAAGTTGATTATCCATTGGCGTAATTTTTGCTTCTTTGTTTTCTTCATTAAACTGAAGGTATGCAATGCAACTCTGGCAACTGGCTTGCAAAAACTCATTGAGAAGTGCGTAATACTGATCTTCGCTATACACGGCTTTCCCCTATTTCCCTCAGTTTATCGGCCATCCTTTTAATCTCTCTATAACTGTCAGCAAGCCCGTCAAATGCTGCAATTTTAAAATGGCCACCTAGTTGTTTTTTGACTGCTTTGTATTCATTTAAAGCATGGTCAGTAGCCCACAAAAACTCATCAAGTTTGTTTGTAAACACGTCAAACTGTTGGCTCATTTTCTTTTAGCTCCCAGTGCGGATAATCATTAAACTTGTTAGCCTTTAAATCTCCTTGTCCTTTCCAATCTCCACCCCATCGCAAGTTGATTTTAAGATCCCGAGCGCACTCGAAAACAACTTTGGAAAAGGTGACAAAACGAGGAATATCGTTCCAATCAATAGGGTATGGAGCGACATCGCAAGCCTTAGCGGGAAGGGAATTGTGTTTGCCGTGAGGCCATCGAAGTTTTGTTCGGCCATTTTCAAAATCAGCATTTTGTTGCGCTTCCCCTCTGTGTCCTTCAATGACAGTACAATCCATTTTTTCAACTACAGCTAAAAAAACCTTTTGAAGCCTTTCGTCACAAGTAGCCAGTTTTTCGAGGCTCTTTTCGCTAAACTTCGGCATTTGAAGCTCCTTTGTTTTTTCCAAACAGCTTGTTAATTGCCAGTCTAATTACGTCGCTAAAGGTGACGTTTAACTCGCGTGCAACAGTGCGAATCATCACAATTTGATCGTCTGTAAATGAGATTGCGAGCCGTCTGTCGTACTCTTTTTTTCTTCCGCCCTTATGCATCGCTTCCTCCACTTCGAGGTTAAGTATACCAATCTGTATCAGATTGCTATATGAAACTGATACACTTTCCTCCCTTCCTAAGCCATGCTTCGTCAAACTCGAGGGGAGAAGCCATGGATACAGAAAAAGTTGTTGTTGGGATGATTATTTTGAACCCCGATAATTTGTATAAATGTCAGGACGTTGGACTTAGACCTGAGCACTTTGACGGCGAACTAACGAGGCTTTTATACACGAGCATATGCACGGCTGAAGCGGCGAAAGAGGCATATGATCTTGTAAGCCTTGGGACCAAATACCCGGATCATGTGAGCTTCATTACTGACTGCACCACTTCTGCTCCGGTGTCTCAAAACATTAAGCACTATGCCAAAGAAGTTATGTGTTCGGCTTGGGTAAGAAGTCATCTTCAAGGCTTTAGCGAGATAACCCGGCTATTTATGAGCCGCAAACCTTTCGAGACTTTAGAGCAGCTTCAAACGGCTAAATCTCAAGTACCAAACTGGACATTTGGGCAAACAACTGATGATGGTCAGGCGTTTACAAACTCGATAGCGATTGCTTGGACAGAGACTATTGAGCAGCAAATTACAGCGTCTCAAAAAGGAAACGTGGCGGGTATTCCGACTGGGCTTAGAACACTTGATAATGCCACCTCTGGTTTTTGGCCTGGTACACTCAATATCCTTGCCGCTCGCACTTCAGTGGGTAAAACCACACTTGCTCTTAACTGGGCTTACCATGCTGCCAAAATGGGAAAAACCGCGTTATTTTTCACAGTTGAAATGGATAAGCACGAGCTATTTACGAAGTTTGTTTCGCGAAGTTCAAAGCTGGTTGGCTCGTCTATTAGAAAAGGTGATTTAAGCGAAGAGGAATGTGACCGGCTGATGGAGGGTGTAAGAGAGATTTCCGCCCTTCCCCTTGCCATTGTTGACAACTTTGGCACGTCTTTAGAAAGGCTAGAAGACACAGCGAGACGGTTTAAGAGGCGGGGCGAATGTGACATCATTTTTGTCGATTACCTTCAGCTGCTTAAGCCAGCTGGTCGGTTTAATGGAAGAACAGCCGAAGTAGCCGAAATTTCTGTCAGGCTCAAGATCCTGGCTAAATCCCTGCAAGTCCCTGTTGTAGCTCTTGCTCAGATAAACCGTGACTTTGAAAAGTACAAAACGGAATCTGGCCCCGAAATGCATCAGTTAAAAGATTCAGGCTCTATAGAGCAAGATGCCGACACCATTATGATTATAAACCGTGAGGGTAAGGGCGATCTTACTCAGTATTTTCTCAAAGTGGCAAAAAACAGGGCAGGTATTACGTCAATTGGAGTTGAGTTAGAGGTGCGCAATGACATCAACTATTGGACGGAAAAGAAAACGGAAAGCGTGAGGTATTTGTGATTATTGGGATTGATCCGGGTGCCCGCGGGGCCGTTGCTTTTGTAGATAGCGGCTATGGTTTTTTAAAACTTGATAGTTTTGAGACGACTTACGACCTTTATAAAGCCATTAACAATTACGCACCTAAACACATTTTTCTTGAAAAAGCCCAAACAATGCCGCGCCAGGGTATAGTAAGTGCGTTCACATACGGCAGTGGTTACGGCAAGATCCTTGGTATGCTTGAAATCGCGCAGCTTCCCTTTACGCTGGTTCATCCTCGTCAGTGGAGTCGCGCTATGCACGTTGGGACATCATCAAAAGAAAAGGCAAAAATTAGAAGTCGCGAGGCATTTCAGCGCATTTTTCCGACCATGGCTCACATTAAACATGACGGCGTCATAGACGCAATGCTCATTGCCGAATACGGAAGAAGAACACTTGGAGGCATTTAATGGAAAACGTAGGTAGGCTTTTTGTTTACGAAACTCTTAGAAACCCAGCGACTGTGGCGCATGTACTTAACCGTGACATCCCCTACCGTCCAGCCGAAGCTGTGGGTGTCAAAAAGGTGCCAGTTGAGATTCACCCCGGTGGCACATACTACGATTTAATTGATAGCCCTTACCATTCAACTTCCGGGCATGTGATGGAAGTTAACCCGGAAGAAATGGAGCTTTTAGACAATTGGGAGGATAAATACGAGCGTGCGGTTGTCGATTTACACGATCAAAAACAGGCATTTGCTTACGTTTTAAAGATGGACTTATGAAAGTGTTAAGTCTTTTTAAGCGTCTTATATGCAACCACTTTTTTCTTGCCAAAAGCGTTAAAGACGTGTTGCCATTGGGTTACACAAAGTCCAGACATTGCTTTAAGTGCGGCAAGACCATTACACTATAGGTAGTCATGTCCGACCAAAACCCATATGCGTCTATGTTACAGGCGCAACTAGAAGCAAGTGTTGCCGCAATGCAGTCTGCCATTAAAGCCAACATTGACATTTATGCTAGGTATCAAGATCAATTTGCTAAAATGCTTGACCAGACTACTGAAATGACGCGGAAAACGACGAGTGGGCTTCAATTTAAAACTCAAATGGAAGCTATTCAACAGGATATCAAAAACCGTTTACAAGACTTGTCTGGCAACGGACAGGGACCATCTAACCTATAGGGAGTTTGGGTATGGCATTAGACAGCGGCGTAGTTGATTCAGTAATCAACGCCAATTTCAAAGCAGTGGCCGAAATGACGGCTGTAAACACTAACTACTTGCAAACCATGCAAAACCGCGCTTTTGAAGATGCACTTCAAGATCAGCGCAATAGCCGGCTTCTCAGCACCTCGGTTATTGGCTCTCTTTGCAAGCGCATTGTTGAAAGCGACATCACGGAAGCCGTGGCTAATGCTAAAAATGCATCGGCTGATCTTCCGATTCGTCAAGTTGAGCTTGGCTCGGCTTCGGCTCAGTCTGAAAGCCTGCAAGTTACTTTGGCAGCTATTGCCCAGGTACTTACCAAACTAGCTCAGTCTACTCCTCCCCAAACGGCTGTTCCAGCCGGTGCGTAATTAAAGCTAGGTAACGCTGAGACTGGACCCCTCAAGCCTTTACCTTCTTGGAGCCTCCAGCGAAAGCTGGGGGCTTTCTAGTCTTCATAGTAGTAAGGTCTAAAGTCTTCTATCTCGGGCTTTCCCTGCTCAATTCGTTTCAAGTTATCCATGTTTGTAATTAGGCGGCAGCACTTGTGCAAAAACGAGATTTTTTGCTGATGATCGAGACTAGGGTAATGAATCTCAGCTAGGTCGGGGGTTAACCTTACGCCGCAAAGCTCCGCAGGGCACTCAAGCCCCTTACTCTCATAAAGTGATTCGGCATATATACGGCCAGCCTTATCGCGCTTGGGGGCTTGGTACTTGGCGCTTACATGAGCAATCTGATTCACATTGATCTTTTTCTTCATAGCAAACCGCACTGACTCAAACTTGGTAAGTCCTGCTTTAGAGCGTTTGTCTAGGTTAGGGAGGCTTACGGCATTGCGAACCCAAAAGTCATCATTTTTGACAAACTCCAGCATAGCCAAAATCTCCTCATGAGAAGAGCCGTACTTTTTGACGTAGTGGCCCACGCATTCAGCCCAATGAGCAGGACGAATCTTAAAACTAGGGCTTATCCCCTTAGCGTGTAAGAGCCACGCATTGGCCGTTTTAAGGTCTTCCTCGCTGTATATGTAGGCTTCCTCATCAGGTAGCTCAGTATCGGCCTTAAATTTGCGTTTTGGCGCTTTGGGAGGCTGTTGGGTTTTCATGTGCTTAAAGGTGAGTTTAGAGACAGGCTCATTAAAAACAGCCAGCTTGGTAACGATAAGGGCTTTAACAAGTTTATTAGGCTGCTCAGTTCCGTGTAAATAAATGAAATCTCTACGTTTTTTATAAGCCTCATTATATAGGTCAAACATGTCGCCGATTATTCTAGTGCGCTCAGAGGGAAGATTGACTTGAAGAAGGTCTAAAACAAACTCAAAAGCGGGATCATTTATAACGTCAAAAAAGCTCACTTAGGCACCTCGCAATAAGAGTCAAAATGTATCGTCGAGGCACCCTATAAACCACCCATTTAGTCCTAGTCAAGTAAACAGACGTTTGTTTAAAGCCCCTTTATTTTCGTTTTTGTAAGTCACTGTAGTCTGTTGTCTTCTCATAAACATCTTGACAAACATCACTTTGATCTTTAGATCAATTTCATTGCAACCCGCAAGGCGGTTGCTGTAGTTAATGCAGTGTGACTCGCTTACGCTTCGCACATTACGGCTCGCTTACGCTTCGCCTACCTTCTACACTGCTTTCAACTTCACTGCACCATATAGAGCAATGCAGTTATGTTTTCTGTCTTCTGTAGTTAATTGCAGTTCAGTTGTTTGCAGTTAAGTAGTTAATCAGAAAACAAGCAGCGCAGCGTAAGCAAGCTGATTACTCGCAGCGCAGTGCATAAGCACAAGCTGCATTAAACGCGTGCGCGTGCGCTACACGCCTAATTGATATATAAAGAAAGACATTCACCGTAAGGAGACAAGATGAGATTCCAGCAATACTTCGCTTTCCAGTCTCAAGATGCGACTCAAAATGCTTCGTCGGCTCCAATTGACATTTCGAGTTGTGTTGGTTGTGCCATTCAAGTGCATGTCGTTTCGGGCACTGTAAAGGGGACGGCTCAGATGCAAGTAAGCCTTGACCCAATTAACAGTGCTGCGCCTAACAACTGGACTAACGTGTCAGTCGGGGCAAAGCTCAACGGCTCAGCTGGCACTGACTACGACTACATTCAACTGGCGGCTAATTGGCTGCGTGTGTCTTGGACAAATGGCGGCTCAAGTAGCCCGTCTACATTTGATTGCCATGTAAAAACAATAGGTTACTAATTAGCTGTTTTGCTTAAACAGCAAATTGGACAGCAAACCGTAAGTTAAAATTTTTCGACTTGTTTATAGGATTTCCAGTGACGACGATAGAAGAGGCCATAAAAACGATTGAGGAGCAGATAAAGGCTCTAAGTGCCAACAAGGGTGAAAAGCCCAAAGAAGTGCCATTTCCGACATCCTGGGAGGGCTTCATTTCTGAGCTTGCCCAGACGATGCCAAACCTGTCGGCAGCCGTTAAGAGCAACTATTGTTTTGCCTACGATCCGGCCCTAGTGATTATTGGGGTTAAAAAGCATGGACTTTCAGATAGTTCGCTTCTTAACCCGGGCGTAGCCGATGGGCTTAAGCATGAGATGGTTAATAGGATGGGCTTTAAAGGCAAACTGTGTGTTGTAGCCGTGGACTATCTTGTATATAAGTAACGCCGTCCATGGGCGTTGGTGACACAACTGCATATGTCCCCGCTTTTGAGTCAAGCTAGCCCAGCGCCCATGGTATAATCTCCATCATCCCGTAGTTATCCACAGCTTATACACAGTCAAATATGAGGCGACTTATGAGGCTTTCAGATCTCATCTTTTTGTCGTTTATTTTGTTCGCGTCTGTAGCTTACGGAGATAATTGGGTAATTCGCTACCTAGATGCCCACAAAAATCCCGAAAACCTTACTGGCCTTAAAATGCCAAGTGATTGGCCCGAGCAAGTTAGCCGGTCTGGGGATAACGTCATACCAAGCCCGAATCTTCCTCAGCACTGGGACTGGAGGGAGCATGGCACTGTTCGTGATGCGAGGAATCAGGGAGCATGTGGCTCATGCTGGGCGTTTGCCACGGATGGTGTATCAGAAATTGTCTGGCAGCTTCAGCACAAGGGCGAACAGACAACGCTACTTGGCCCACAGGCCCTTCTTGACTGTAGCGGCAGTGGGTGTGGTGGTGGTTGGTTTAACGCTTTTGACTACATCCAAAACTCAGGGCTTCCGCTAGAAGGGAGCTATCCATATAAAGCCTTTCAAAACTCTTGCCGCAGTTACGCTCCGGCTCAGTCTATTACCCGTTGGTCTTACATTGGCGACGGCAGCGCTGAACCCACTGTTGAGCAGCTTAAGCAGGCCATTTATGACCACGGCCCCATTGCTGTAGTCGTCGGCGCAGACAGCGGTTTTATGCGTTACAAAAACGGTATATTTAACGGCTGTAACTACTCTCAGCCTAACCACATGGTAATCCTGACAGGTTGGCAGGCATCCCCAGACAAAAACGGTCACTGGTATCTTCTTAACTCTTGGGGAACGGCATGGGGCGAAAAGGGCTATATGCGTATTCCCTACTATGCAAAAGGATCATATAAGTGTAATTCACTTGGCCAGGTTGCTGCTTATGCCGTTGTCGATGGCGTAGAAAATCTTCGGACTTTTCTTGGCATCAAATAATGGCTAAGTTACGGGTTAGACTTTCCTAAGGCAGCACCGTGGGAATAGAGAGTCGTCATCGGGAACCTCAGGTCAGGTAATACTGGTCTGAGGTTTTCACTTATCAACAACTTATCAACAACTTATCCACAGTTTATCCCCAGTGGTTAGTAACCTCTGAAGTGCCGTAGCCGCGCACGTTTCCCTCTCCTCGGCACTCACCTTGTCCACAGCCTTTGGCATGAGAGTAACCACGGCCACTACTAAGCCCCTGGCCATTACCCGTAAAATCTTTATTGCCCGCGCCCGACTTAGGCCCACAGCCAAGCCCCTCAACCGTAACATAACCAGCGCTAACACCTTCCCCACGGCCCGAACCTGTAAGTATTGTTAAGCTCTCCAAGGAGGCACCTTCTCAATGGCTTCACGAGCCTTGTCCGTTGTTGGGATTAGTTCACAGATTTTGTAAATGTAGTGTTCTTCTAGTTCCTCGGGAAATTTGCAGTTAGCAGGAAATTTTGGACCATCAAGGGCAAGCTGGCTAATACTTGCAGCACCATCCCAATACCAGATCCGGCGAGACTTATGCAGTTTTACCCAATTACCATTGTGATCAACTTTGGCTAAGTAGCCTGCAAAGACGCCGGCATCTCTCGAGCGTACAATAACGTACATGTCTGTGTTTTGCATATACTTCCCCTATGTAAGTCTTAAGGGAAGTTTAAATGATTAAGGTAAGTAAAATCCAATTATTCAAAAATTAGAGTAGTTTAAAGGCCAAGCTCTTTCAATAATTCGTCCAACAGTAAATTGCCAAACGGTTGGTTAAAAGTGACGCTGTTTCGCCACGCTTCAGTGAGTTTATCGCGCGTAATTGTTACGCTTAACTCCTCAACCTCCCAATCGTCGGCGAGCAAGTCTTCTTTTAAAAAACATTTGTAATCTTCGTAAAAACAATAATCAAAAATAGCAGCTAAATTATCCCATTGTTTTCGCTTAAACCGTTTCCCGCTTTTAATTGCTTCAATGATGTTCATACTTTTCTCTTTAAAGTGCGGGCCGGGCGCGACTCCGGCAAATGTTTCGATGCAAATAGCCGACATCGAAAACGTACTTGGCTATGAGTAGAGGCGTGTCTCTAGGGGCAAGATCGCTGCTATGCACAGTTTTAACCCCAGCTTCCCACGCCGCCGCACAATCCAACTATTCTAAAAATTATCTCGGATCTTCTTTTAAAATCCTGCGTATGCTTGTCTTAACCAAACAATGTCACTCAATGCTTCGGCTACCGTTACGTTGTATTTTTCTGCAATTTGCTCAGCTAATTCGCGGTCAAATTTACCGTCTCGGCAAGCTGCATCATTTATGTCTAAGTTGTAGTTTTTCATTTTGCTTATCCTCGCGTTGAGCATCATTCCTCGGTGAAAGAGTATTTAGAGCAAAGTGATACAGATTGCAATAGCAAAGTGATACAGATTGCTAAACACCGGATGGGACAAGTAATTGTGAGGTATTGGCGAGTAGCTCAGTGGGTAGAGTCGGTGACTGTTAATCACCCCGTCGGAGGTTCGAGTCCTTCCTCGCCAGCCACTAGCCGGCTAGCCAAGTGGTAAGGCATCGAATTTTGATTTCGACATCAGTGGTTCGATCCCACTGCCGGCTGCCATAAAACTAATGAAAATATTGCGAGATTGTGTTCATGGCGCGAATGGGTAGACCGCCAACTCCTATTGACGAAGAAAAGCTGGCAGTGCTTTGTCGCCTACGTCCAAGTCTCAAAGATGTTTGCTATTATTTCGATTGTTCAGAAGATGCAATCGAGCGTTATATACGCAAACACCACAACATGACATTCGCGGAATATCGTCATAAACAAATGACACATACCCGTGTAATGCTGGTCACTAAAGCGATTGGCATGGCTGAGAAGGGTAACACCGCCATGCTTATTTTCTGTCTTAAAAATCTTTGCGGCTGGTCTGATAGGCCGGAAGCATGTCCCGAAGACGATGAAATCAAGAAGATGAGCACTAAGGAGCTTATTATTCTTGTGAAAGATACGCTTCAAATTGAACCTAAAAATGTTCATACCGTGGTTCAGGCAGAAGCAAAGGAAGTGAAATGAAAGAAGACATTGTAATTAGGGATTATGTCGCTGAAGATTTAGCCTTTTTTTATAAGTCATGCCTTCACCACTATAAGCACTCAAGCCTTTACACTCGTTACATAAATGACGAGGTTTTTTATGACTCTCACCATTATCTGATTACGCAGTGTCTTCGCCGTCCTACCGCTGTTCTTCGTTTTGCTTCTTTAGCTGAAGATCCCAACATAGTGTTTGGCTTTATATGGGCGGATCTTGAGCCTGAAACAGTGCATTACATTTACGTTAAAAAAGCCTTTAGACGCCTGGGTATTGCCAGACTTCTTATCGACGATGTGTTTGATGATGACCAAGAGATTTACTTTACGCATATGACTAGGGATGCAGGATTTATTATCGAGAAGATAAAAGGCTTTATTTATAATCCGTACCTTTTGCATCAATCCATTTACAACTTTTCAAAACAGCCTACAGGTAAACAATGACATCGTTATATGGCCAATATGTTGCTGAGCGTATGGGTGACTTTATTATCGAAGACGAAGATGGGTTTGCCACTTATCGCTACCTTCTCGGCGCTGATGCCCCAGCTGTTTACATTGTTGATATCTATGTTGAACCCAAAGCTCGCAAGAAGCATAAAGCAACTGAGCTTGCTAACCGAATTGTCAATGAAGCTCGCAACAAAGGTGCCCAGGTTGTACTTGGCACGGTTTTTGTTAATGCCAAAAATGTTACTGACAGCATCAAAGTGCTACTTAGCTACGGTATGACTTTTAAAAATGTACAAGGCGATATGCTCATATTTGAAAAGGACATTTTATGAAAGAGATCTCGGAAGATGATTTCAAGAAAGCTATGGGCAAGATTGAGACTAGTAAGACCATGAAAGACAGTAAGGCGCAAGTAGGTCAGCTAGTGCAGCGCGTGCAGTTTCATACTGGCATACAGCTGCACAACAAAGTCTACAACTCGCTTGATGCGGACGTTAATAACTGCACAATTCGCTACACTCATGACGGCATTGATATTGAGCTAGGTGATAGCAAGTTTCATGTCTTTGGCTCTGACATCTTATGGCTTCGTTATAAATGACTGAGCTTGATGCGAGACAGATCAGACTGGCTCTCGAGGAGCTTGCAAGGCGGCCCAAGCCGTTTGAGATAGAAAGCTTTTGCTTTAAAGAGCAAGTGGCCTTTATCCGCGATCCCGCCAAGTATAAGACTGCCGTTTGTTCTCGGCGTGCTGGTAAGACTATTGCATGTGCAGCCGATCTTCTCGATACCGCATTGTGTAAACCCAAAGCAGCCAGTCTTTACATCACTCTTAGCCGGCTTAATGCTAAGCGCATTATATGGTCAGAGATACTTGAGATTAACCGGCAATACTCGTTAGGCGGCATACCCAATGAGACTGAGCTTTCGATCAAATTCCCTAACAGGCATGTCATTTACTTCAGTGGTGCCAAGGATAGAACAGAAGTCGAGAAGTACCGGGGCTTTCCCCTCGTTAAAGTCTACATTGACGAAGCCCAAGCGTTTAGGCCGTACATTGAGAGCTTGGTTGACGATGTGCTTAGTAAATCTTTATTTGATTTCGACGGTACTCTTTGCCTTATTGGCACTCCTGGCCCACTACCTGTCGGCTACTTTTATAATGCTTCAACGTCAACTAAGTGGGCAAAACATGGCTGGACCATGCTACAAAACCCCTGGCTTAAAGCTAAGTCCGGTAAAGAGCCAATTGAGCTAATCCTCTCTGACTGTCAAAGGATGGGTGTTACTGTTGAAGACGCTAAGGTGCAAAGGGAATGTTTTGGCAAATGGGTGATCGACTCTAACTCACTAGTTTTCAAATATAATCCTGACATCAATAGCTTTACTGAGTTTGCTTCCAACCACACGGCTCAGTATGTGATCGGTGTTGACCTTGGCTACGATGATGCCGATGCAATAGCTGTTATTGGCTGGAATCAGGCATACACTCATGCCGGTGCTAAAGCTGAGCCAGCTATTAACTACCTAGTTCACGAAGAAACTAAGACTAAGCAAGGCATCACAGAGCTTGCCGAGAGGCTTGATAAGCTGATTACCAAGTATAACCCTCTTGCCGTAGTGCTCGATGCCGGAGGTTTAGGCAAAAAGATTACCGAAGAGCTTAAAAAGCGTTACGCTTTGCCAGTTAAGGCAGCCGAAAAGTCAAGAAAGTTTGAGTACATAGAGCTACTTAATGATGCCATGCGAACTGGCAAGTTTATGGCTCGTTCCAATGGTCAATTTGCTCAAGATTGCCTTTTGGTTGAATATGACAAAGAAAAATCAAACGGCGATAAGTTTGTAATATCCGACACATATCACTCTGACATTGCTGATGCTGTGTTGTATGCTTACCGCGAATCCCTTCATTGGATACCGGAAGAAAAGGCTCAACCAGCTATGCCTTATAAATCTCCTGAGTGGTTTGCCGAGCAAGAAAGGCTGATTCAGGAGCATTTAGAGGCTGAGTTAAAACAAAACAGGGATGATCCTGCTACTTGGGAGGCTACTTGGAATGAGCCAGCAATTTGGGATGAGTGAAGCGATAGAGCTTATGTATAGAGCTATGAGTGTAAGAGTTAAAAGACTTCGGTATGAAGGTTTTGAAGTAGAGTTTTTTGAAGATAAAGCCGTCATTGAAAACAAACCAAACGTTTTAGAAGAAATGTTTGAAACAGAAGACGATAAAATGCCAACGGAAGATGAGCTATTATATTGGTCAATCCCTCACGAGCCTGACATCCATGCTCATCCTCCCAAGGAGTAATCCATGCCCATAGACTATTACTCGTTTAATAAAGACACTTCCAAGGTGCAACCTGAAGACCATCCAAAGAAGTGGTGGCTTCTAAAAGACATGGAAAAGGCTCAAGGCATTGTTGCTACAGTTACCGCCATTCATAACGCAGATGCTGCTAGACAAACTCAGTATCAGATATCTGCTCGTCTTTATGGCAACACTAATATTATGGGCATCAATGGCCTTTCCTTCTCAAAAATCCAAGCAACACAAGCGACACTAAAAGACAGGGTAAGCTACAACGTGATTCAAGCCGCTGTAGATACCCTTGTTAGCAAGATCACCAAGAATAAGCCCAAACCTGCGTTTGTTACTTCTGGCGGCTCTTGGAAAGTGCAAAGGCTTGCCAAAAAGCTCGACAAGTTTGTGGACGGCATCTTTTATGAAAACAACATCTATGAAAAGACTGCTTACGCTTTTAGGGATGCCTGTGTCTTTGGTAACGGCGTTATTCATGTTTATGAAGATGAGGATACTGGCCGGTGCAAGTTTGAGCGGGTAATACCGTCCGAGCTTTATGTCGATAACATGGAAGCCTTTTACGGTTATCCCCGGCAGATGCACCGAGTAAAAAACGTCGATCGTTCAGTGCTTAAAGAGCTTTATCCTCAGCACAAAGAAAAGATCAATGAAGCCAATGCTGCTACTATTGACATTACCGGGACATATCAAGCAGTTGCAGACCAAGTAACGATTGTTGAATCGTGGCATTTGCCTAGTGGTAAAGATGCCAGTGACGGCCAACATGTTATTGCCATCGACAATTGCATCCTTTTTGAGGAAAAATGGACAAAATCATACTTTCCGTTTGCAATTATTCCTTGGTGTCAGCGTTTATACGGCTTTTGGGGCCAAGGTTTAGCTGAACAGGTGCAAAACATTCAGCTAGAGATCAATAAGCTACTTTGGGTAATTCAGCGGTCAATGCACATGGCCGGTACATTTAAGGTGTTTTTAGAACATGGATCAAAAATTGTTAAAGAACATGTATCAAACGATATCGGCGTGCTTATTAATTATACAGGCACGCCACCAAGTTACGTTACGCCACCGATTGTACCGCCTGAGATTTACGCGCACCTTCAAACGCTGAAGACGCAAGCCTTTGAGCAGGCCGGCATCTCTATGTTATCTGCGACATCTCAAAAGCCAGCTGGCCTAGATTCAGGCGCGGCACTTCGCGAGTATAACGACATCGAGACAGAGCGCTTTACTCAGACCGGCCACACTTACGAAGACTTTTTTGTAAAGCTAGCTGAGCTTGCGATAGATGTTGTTAAAGACATATATGCCAGGGAAAAGAGCTATAAAGTGCAATCTCCGGGCAAGAAATTCCTTGATACGCTAGACTGGAAACACATAAAACTTGAAGACGAAGAATATACCCTAAAAATCTATCCAGTTTCGCGCCTACCGAATGATCCCGCCGGCCAGCTTCAGACTATTACTGAGTACATTCAAGCCGGGTTTATATCTCCTCGTGCTGGCCGAAGACTTCTTGATTTCCCAGATCTTGAAAAAGAAGAAGACTTGGGAACAAGTCAGGAAGATTACCTCCACAAAGTCATTGAGGAGATAGTGGACGAGGGTAAACCCTATGTCCTTGAGCCTGATGATGATGCCATCCTAGCTAAGCAGCTGGCCCTTCAGTATTTGCCCTATGCAAAGATGAATAATTGTCCTGAAATGCACCTTCAAGTCCTTCGCGATTTCATTACTCAGTGCGACAACATGCAAGCCATGATGCAGCAAGCTATGCAGCTTCAACAGCTGCCTCCGCAAGCGCCTCCCATGGCCTTATCCCCAAGTCCATTAGTGCCCAATGTTCCACAAGCCTCATGAGGTAATTTATGACAGAGCAAGCTGCCGAAACAGCGCCAGTAGTTGAAACCGCACCTACCGAAGGAACAGAAGCTCCTGTTACCGCTCCTGAACCAAAGCCTGGGGATAATGCCCAAAGGTTTGCTTTTCTTGCTAGAAAAGAGGCGGCTTTACAAAAGTCCAGGGCCGAAATTAAAGCCCAGCTTCAAAAGCTAGAGAGCGAAAAGTCTGAAATGGCTAAGATGCGTGCCGAGATCGACTCGTTAAAGAGCCAAAAGAAAGACTACAGGCAAAACCCGCTTAGCCTACTTGAGGAAAATGGCCTTACATATAAAGAGCTTACTGATTTTATCTTAAACAATAATACGGTTAGCACTGAGAGCCAGATTAAGCAAATTCAGACTAAGCTAGAGGCGGTTGAGAAGCAGCGCGAGATAGATAGGCAGGAAGCTCAAAAGCGCGCCGAGGAAGAACAGTCTCAACGCGAAGTCCAAGTCATTAACGAGTTTAAGGGTGAAATTCATAACTTTGTCACGGCGAACAAAGACAAGTTTGAGCTAACCCACTTGTATGAGGCTCAGAATTTAGTTTACGATACAGTGGAAGAGTATTTTAGTAAGACACAGAAAATACTTAGCATTCCCGAGGCATGTGATCTTGTTGAGAAGTACCTAGAGTCACTTGCCGAGAAATCCCTTAAGACGAAAAAACTCTCTGGTAAAATTGGCCAACCATTGCAAACAGAGCCAAAGCCCAAAGAGCCAGCCACAGCGCCGCGACGAACCCTTACCAACAGTAATTACACGGCATCAACTCCCAGCTTAGTCACTCCTAAGATAGAGAGCGACAGGATGGCTCGTGCTCTTGCGGCACTAGATAACTAAAAAGGATACCAACTATGGTAACGACCGGACCTTATTTAAACCTTACAGCGATGAACGCGGCCCTTAAAGAATTGTATGATGGCCAAGTCGTCGAAAACCTCGTTTATGCTGATAACCCGTTTTTGGCTATGGTGCCTAAAAAGACAGATTTCGGTGGCAAGTATAAGCCAATACCGATCATCACTGGCGTTTCCCAAGGCCGTAGCGCGACCTTCTCCAACGCTCAAGGCAACCAAAGCCCAGTACAAATTCAGTCTTTCCTCTTAACCCGCGTATCTGACTACTCGATCGCTACGATTGATAACCAGACCATGCTGGCTTCCCGCACTGACAAAATGGCTTTCCTTGAAGGTGCCAAACTTGTTATCGACGGCGCTTTCCGCTCGATCACTAACTCTCTCGCCTCTGCTCTTTTCAGAAGCGGCACTGGCTCTATCGGTCAGATTTCGTCTATCGGCTCTGTAGGCACTGGCGTTATTCAGCTGTCTAACGTGGCTGACGTAGTTCAGTTTGAAGTTAATCAAACGCTTCAAGCTAACGCTACTGACGGCGGCACTCCTCGTGCTGCTCTTGGTTACGTTATCGCTGTTAACCGTTCGCTGGGCCAAATCACTGTAGCCACCAGCGGTCTAGGCGGCTCGGCTGCTAACCCATCGGGATGGGCAGCTAATGACTATTTGCTTGTCCAAGGTGACGTTAACGCTAAAGTCTCTGGCCTTGCTGCATGGCTGCCTACCACGGCTCCAGCCCCTGGTTCCAACTTCTTTGGAGTAGACCGTAGCCAAGACGTAACTCGTTTGGCCGGTATCCGTTATGACGGCACGGCTCAGTCGATCGAAGAAGCTCTGATTGACTCCTCGAGCTTGCTGGCACGAGAAGGTGGCAAGCCTGATGTTGCAATCACTTCGTTTGCATCATATGCCGCTCTTGAAAAATCTCTCGGCTCCAAAGTCCAGTATGTTGACCTCAAAGGCCCAGCTGAGATTGCTTTCCGCGGTATCATGATCAACGGCGCTAACTCGATGATCAAAGTATTCCCGGATCGTAACTGTCAGGCTCAAACGGCTTACTTGCTCCAGATGAATACCTGGAACCTAAATAGCCTTGGCGATGCACCACAAGTCCTTCGCTACGGTGACGGCCTTGAAATGCTGCGGGTTAGCAACGCCGATGCCGGTGAAGTCCGTATCGGTTACTATGCTAACCTTGCTACCAACGCTCCAGGATGGAACGCAAACGTAGCACTGTCTGCTTAATTAACGCTGTAGGGCATATCTCATACCGGGGGTATGCCCTTTTTCTCACACAAAGGATTGCATTATGGCTAATAGGTTTTTCCAGCAATTCTTCCTTTCTTTAAATCATCAGCCGGTGTTTTTAGAAGGAAGCGTTGTTATCGGTGCCTCTGGTTCCGTAGGTACAGTAAAAGGTTCAGGACTTCTCAGTGTCACTCACCTAGCTACTGGCGTTTACCAGCTTCAATTTGAAGATGATTACAACAGGTACTTAGGTGGTTTTGCTGGCTTTGTAAGCCCTGTAACTGGCTCTAACATCAATGCTGGCAGTTTTGTTGCTGGCACTCTTTATGTCATCACCGCACTTGGCACAACTACCACGGCTCAGTGGCAAGCTGCCGGTGTACCTGTAGGTGTTACTCCAGCTGTAGGACTTGCATTTGTAGCTACTGGCGCAGGTGCGGGAACTGGCACGGTTAAGGCAACTGTTGGCGCAGGCATTTATGCTGTAGAAGTAGCAGGTGACTCTAACTTAACGTCTTACGTTACTACTAATGGCACGGGGGCTATTTTGCTTCTTGCTTGCCGTAATGCTTCCGGGGCACTTACCGATCCGGCAGCTGGCTCTGTGTTAGGATTTACTGCTTTCTTCCGCAATAGCAGCGTTAAGGGAAAGGGTGAGTAATGCCTATCATCACTGATCCCAAAAAAGCCGCTACAGTCATTGTTAGCCAGTTTCATGCTTATCCCCACGGCGGTGAAGAACATGAAGAAGGTGAAGATGATGAAAGTGGTGAATGCGAAGCTCTAGGGCGTGAAGTCTTAGATGCATTTGCTTCAAAAGATGCTATGGCTGTTTACAATGCTCTGAAAGCTGTCTTTTTGAAGGTGGACTCTGAGCCACATGAAGAAGGTGAGCACGATGAGTTAGAAGATGATGGTCCGTACTAATCTTTTGCTACTTTGGTTTAGGTGCCGTGGCGTGAGTTACTTGCGCTGCGGCATTTTCACAAACGGGAAAACACATGAGCACAACTCTTACGCTGTTAGATATTCGCAATGCTGTTAGGCAAAGAGCCGACATGGTTAATTCCCTTTTTGTTACTGATAGCGAGCTAAATAGCTACATTAACCAGAGCTACTTTGAGCTTTACGACCTTCTAATCAGCAAGTTTGGGGATAACTACTATGTTGCTCCTGTATACCAATTCACTACCGACGGAACTACTTACCAATATCCACTACCTACTGACTTCTATAAACTTTTAGGCGTCGATCTTGCTTTGACCAATACGGTCGATAGCTTTGTGACAGTTAGGCCCTTTGAATTTATTGACAGAAACAGGTATGCCGTTCCTAACTTTCAAAGTTTTTACGGTCTTACAAACTTAAGATACCGACTTAATGGCAACAACATATGGTTTACTCCCATACCGGCTGCCAATCAAAATATCCGGCTATGGTATGTACCGCGCATGATTACCTTGTCAGCCGATACTGACACAGTAGACGGCATCAGTGGGTGGACAGAGTACATCATTTGTGACGCAGCTATTAAATGCCTTCAAAAAGAGGAATCAGATGTGTCAGTGCTCATGGCTCAAAAAATGGGGCTTATCCGCCGTATTGAAGCAATGGCAGAGAGTCGGGATGCTGGTAGCCCAGCAAAAGTGTCTGACAACCTCTATAATGACTTCTGGTTCCCGACTGGCTCAGGCTCAGGAACTAATTGGGGTACATACTAATGCCAGTGACAAGCCAGACCCCGGCGACCAACACTACTACGACATTTACGAAAGTCCAGACTTCCGACCGTCTTATAAACCAAGTGCAAGCGAACATAGCCAATGCGGTTAACCCACTTCTTGAGCTTGGTAACTTTAATGTGAGTTTTGCCAAGATTTTCTTAGGCGGAAATTTGCTTACCAAGGTGTCGTTAGTAACTGGTTCAAATACTATTGTTCACAATCTTGGTTATGCCCCTACTGGCTGGCTTATTACACGGTTAAGAAGCTCTGCTACTATTTACGATACTCAGGACACTAACGCTAATGCCGCAAAGACTTTGAAACTTACTGCCAGCGCCAATTGTGTAGCAGATATTTACGTCTTTTGAGGTTTTAAATGTCCCTTCAAAAACAAACAGTGCCGATTATTTTTTCAGGCGGCGTCGACTCAAAGACGGACCGTAAGCAAGTTGTTGCTGGCACTATGCTCGCTCTTAGCAATGGTTGGTATCAAAATCCTGGCGAAATCCGCAAACGCTACGGCTATACAGCGCTTCAAAACACTTTTTACAATTACAATGGCTTACCAAACCCGGGGGCTATTGGGGCTGGTGTCCATGTAAACTCATACAACAACGGCAGTCAGCTAATGGTGCTAGACGGCCTTGGTACATATGAATACTCACCTTCTGAGACGTGCCTTTTAGGCATTTATCCCTACGCCAATAGCGGCCTTATTAGCGGCTACGGTACTTTTGTACCTACCAACATACAGCGGCAAAACATTTACCGGGCTTACGATCAAGAGTCGATCAATTCTCCCGATGTTGCATATAACTCAGCTAGCGGCATTTACTGCTACGCTTATGTCTACACTTACGGCGGGTACTATAACCAGATTGGTTGGTCAATTGTTGACCAAACTAACAACGTCGTCTTTACCAACAATATCTATGCAGGCGCATTATCGGCGGTACTTGGCGGTGTACAAGTAAGGCTAATTGGTAGCAGCTTTTATATTTTCTACACTCCGCTCGGAAGTCCTCAACTTAGCTACATCAAAATAGACGCTACTACCCCGACTCTTAATGGCTACTCTACTGGCATTCTCACTACCACTATGAAGGGTAACGCTTATGACGTGGTGCTAATCGGCACTACTGCATATGTCTGTTATTCAACGGCCAATGGCACTGGCAGCAATAACATTGCAGTTAAAACTATTAACTCCAGTGGCACTATCTCATCAGAAACAGTTTTGGCTGTAGGTGCAGCTGAAAGGACAATCGCTGCTTTTACTGAGGGTACTAATCTTTGGCTAGGCTGGAGCGATGCCTCGCAAAATGTCAAAACTGCCATCTATACAACTGCATTTGCCAGCGTAGTAACTCCCACCACTCTTTATACTTCTGCTACAGCTGTTAGAAACGTATCGGGTGTCTACTATAACGGCGTAGGTAACATAGTTTTCTCTATAGAGGGTACTCAGACCTACTTTAGAAAGACTTATTCACGCACTATTACGGTAGGCGGCGTAACTGGCCCAATAACAGTGCAAATGCGAGACGTAGCTCTGCATAGCAAAGTCTTTGTGCAGCCAAATGGCGTCAATGCGGGGATGTATGCGGCTGTTTCTTATACAAGTCAAACTCAATTTAATTATTATCTTCTTAAAATTAGTCAAGGCACTGGCAACAGTTACATTGCTAACGAAGCTCAAGTAATTGCAACAATTGCCAATGGATACGCCAAAGACATTAACTGTGCTTATAACACTTACGGTGCTCAGGTACTTCCTAGCTGCATAAGTGCTCCTAACCCTAAAAACATAAACAACACGGCTTATCTTTTTCCTGGCCTAGAAATAGACACCCTTACTCTTAATCCTGCAAACGGCACAATTGTGGGGCTTGGTTGTGAAATTGTTGACTTCAATAAGTCGGTGCAGTCTCAAGAAATAGCTTTTGGGATGCACGTCAACGGAGGAAAGCTCCAGTATTTTGATGGCATGTCATCAACAGAGCACAACTTTCACGTTGCTCCAGAAATAGTTACTACGGCTCAAGTTGCCGGCTCTATACCATCTGGTACTTACTCATATGTTGCAGTGTATTCATGGGTGGACAATAACGGCATTACTCATAGAAGCCGTCCTAGCACGCCAGTTAGCTTAACTATTGCTTCCGGTACTAGTGCTGTAAATGTCACTGTTAGCAATTTGCATGTGACGCAAAAAGGCTACATCCATGTTGAGCTTTACCGCACTACTAACGGCGGCACTCTTTACTACCTAGTTAATCAGCAAAATCAGATCAATAGCGGCGGCATAACTGAAACAAATGACGCTATAGTTATTGGCGATAATGTTTTAGACACGGCTCTTATTGGCTACTTGCAGCTTTATACTGATAGCGGCAAAGTGCCCAACTATCCCGTACCTGCTCCTCAATGCAGCGCCATCTTTAATAACCGTCTTTTTGTAGTACCGTCCGAAAATCCGTACACATATTGGTACAGTCAGCAAATACAGACTAACCAAACGCCGGTAGAGTTTTCAGCTTTTCTTACAGGCCAAATAGACAGCCTTGGCGGTCAGATTACGGCCATGGCAGTGATGGACGATAAGCTAGTATTCTTTAAGCGTAACGCTATTTTTATTGTTACAGGTCAAGGCCCCGATTTAACTGGCAATAACAACTACTTTTCCCCGCCTCAATATATCAGCGTCGATATTGGAGCAATCACTCAATCTAGCGTGGTGTCTACAAGCCTAGGCATCATGTTTAAATCAGACAAAGGCATTTGCCTTTTAGACAGGTCGCTTGCCATCACCTATATCGGTGCTCCTGTTGAAGCCTACAATCAATACGATGTTCTTAGCGCCACTTTATACGCTAATTACAACCATGTGCGGTTTCATTTAAATACGTCGTATTGCCTAGTGTTTGACTACTTTGTGCAAAAGTGGAGTGTGTATACAAATTACTCCGGTGTTTCCTCCACAGTGTATAGAAATCAATACACTTTCATTCAAGCAAACGGCCAAATACAAAGAGAAATACCGGAAACATTTAACGATAACGGCACATTTATCACGCTAAGTATGACCACTAGCTGGTTTAACTTTGCTCCTATTCAGGGCTTTGTGCGTATCTATAAGCTCATGCTTCTTGGCGAATACATCAGTCCACATGCTCTTAACGTCACAATTGCTTATGATTTTAACCCTCTTATTACGCAGACTTCAGTCATTACACCTATTGGTCCTTATCTGGCTGAATACCGCGTCTTTCTTCAGCGTCAAAAGTGTACGTCCATGCAGTTTAGTGTTTACGATACGCAGACTGTATCTATTGGGGAAAGCTACAGCATTTCAGCCATGAGCTTTGAAGTCGGCATTAAACAAGGTCTTAACAAACTTCCAGCAATTCAGTCAGTGGGGTGATTTATGGGTGGTGGCAATCCAATAACAACCGGAATAGGGAACAGTTTAGGCAATTTAGGAAAACAATATGGTGGCGGCAATTGGCAGTATGACATTGCCCAAGCATATAAAGGTCAAGCTAAGCAAGAAGCTACGCCGATGGATATTCCTGGTTCAGTGCCAAATTCACTTTATAAAGATCCTAATTTGGTTGGCCAAGGTGCAGGCGGCATACTTACGCAAAAAGCCAAAGACATACAAGCCGGCGAAATAACAAAAGACATTCCTGTACAAAACCCGTTCACTCAGGCTTTGCAGTCTCAGCTTGGCCTTGGTCAAGGTGCCTTTGTACCTAACTACGCAGCTAATCAGTTAGCAGCCGGAGGTGGCGGGGCATTAACTGGCCTTGTGCCACAACTTCAGGCCGAAGCTGCCGGTACAGGACTTGGCGCAACATTAGGGCAAAGACTACTTCAGCAAGGGCTTCAGCAAAACGTCGCTAACGTACAATCCGGCGTACTTAGCCAGCGTGGTCTTAACCCAGCTATGCAGGCTCAAATGATCGCCCAGCAAACGGCTAACCTTGGTCAGCAAACGGCTGCACAAGCTGGCAACCTTGGTTTTCAACAACAACTTGGCGCTCAACAAAACTTGGCCGGTGTCGGTGCTCAAATGGCTGGCCTTGGCAGTCAGCAAGCTAATGCACAGGCAGCTGCTAATCTTGGTTATCTTGGAGCACTCCAAGGAGGCTTTGGTCAAGCTCAGGGACTTGCGGCTGGTACTCAACTTGGTCAGCAACAGATTCAAAGTCAGATTGCTCAGGCTAACCTTGCTGCTCAGCAAGCCAACATCAATGCTCAAAGGCAATTGGCTGGCGGTATTTTGGGCGGTGTTGCGCAAGCAGGTGTTGGCGGTCTTCTTAGTCAAATAACTGGGCAAGCAGGTGGCGCGGGTGCTGACGTTGCGGCTGTATATGGCGGTGGACGTATTGACGGCGAAGCTTCTAAAGACGGCGATAATCCACAAAATGACAATGTACCGGCAGTGCTGTCTCCAGGTGAAATTGTAATCCCTAGAAGTGCGGCATTTAATAAAGAAAAGGCTAAGAAATTTCTCGATAGCTTAGATGATTGGGACGAGAAAGCTAGTTACACACGGGTAGTTAAAGCTCGGAAAAGGAAGTAACCCATGAGATACAAATTTGTTAGCGAGGCTGATAATCACTTTGTGATTCATGACGGTGAATCCCATTTTCCCATTGCTAAATCTGGCCTTGATAAGTCGTCGATGGATAAAATCCGCTCGCTGCCTAAAGTGCAAAGTTTTGAAGAAGGTGGTCGAGTAGATGATCAGATAGCTGAAGATCCTGGCTTAACTGATGAGTCAGGTAATTACCATTTTAACTACGATCAATCTTTCCCGGAAGGTGGCCCACTTCCTCAGTCTATGTTTAATGTCCCTCCTGAGTATTACACTACTAAGCCGGAACTAGCTGGCAAAGAAGTTCCTAACTTTGATCCAAACGACAAAAGGACGTGGAAATACTACAATGTTGATCCAAACATTGATTATTCAAAAGCTTCGGCACCAGATCCTTTTTTGAAAAAAGAGTATTCGCAGGGATATATTGACAATTCCCCGCTTGAAGATGACGAAGAAGAAGAACAGCCTAAAGAAGCTGTTAAAAAAATTGCTAAAGGCAAAGTGCGTATGCCGCCTATGCAGGTAACTGGAAATTTACCTCAGCAAGGGCAAAGCCCGTATGCTCCATTTCTTTCGCGTGAACAACTTCCAGTATGGGCGCAAGATCAAACGGCTTCTACAAGCCCAGCTATGCAATTAGGTGCTACTGATAAAAGCATAGCAGCTGCACAAGCCGGTGCTTACGGCACTAAAATTCCTGATGAAATGTTTACGCCAGGATTTCAGTTTGGTCCAACGGCTGGCTATACAAATAAGGCAGGTAAAACACCACAAACTGGCCCGGCTGCTACCAGTGGCGCACAACCTTTTCAGGCTAATGTCCCAGCTTATCTTTCCCGCACTCAAGAAATGGCTAAAGGCCAAGGCGCTCAAGATCAGCAACAACCAACAAATGCAAATGCCGCCAACTTAGCCGGCCAAGTGCAACAGCAACAAACAGAAACACAGCAAAACCCAACTCAACCTAGTGGCCAGGGCGGATTTCCTTCGTTTGATTACACAAACATGATGGAATATCCCCAACAAATGATGGGGGCCTATAATCAGATCAATCAAGGTTATCAAGATCTTGCGGGTATTCAAGGCGAGCAAGCTAAGCAAAACGCTATTGCATACAATAAGGCTTACGGCGGCTTAGACGCTCTTAATCAGCAAATGCAGTTTCACTTTAATAACCTTGATCAAGAAAATGCTCAGCTTAAAGATCAAGTCATTAACGGTAAGCTCGATCCATTTCGGGTATTTCATCAAAGTACAGCCAATAACGTGATGGCTGGCATAGCTGTGCTTCTCGGCGGTCTTAGTCAAGGCCTTACAGGTGCAAGGACTAACCCCGCTGTCGATATGATTACTAACATTGTAGACAGAGACATTGACGCTCAGAAAAACGAGCTAGGCAAGAACATGAACCTTCTTGCTCTCAACATGGCTAAGTATAAAAACGTCGCAGAAGCTACAATGGCTACTCGTGCCAATCTTTTGTCACTTCTTGACGCTCAGCTAGCCAAGTCAGCTGCCGAGGCCGGCACTCCGCAAGCTCAAGCTCAGTATCAGATTCAGTCTGGTATGCTTCGTAATCAAATGCTTCAACAACTTCAACCTCTTGCTCAAATGATGATGATGCGAAGCGTTATGAGCAATCCTAACGGTATTCCTCCCAATGTTGTTAACTGGCTACCAAAAGAAGTTAAAGACACTCTTGTAAGGATGCCAAACGGTAACTTTACAATGGCAACAACGGGCAAAGGTGCCGAAGAAGTTAATAAAGCCATCGCTCAGTTTGATCTTGTAGACAAGAATATTAAAGAAGCTCGTGAAGCATTGCAGCAAGGACGAGTTAACCCATTTAGCGAAGAAGGTGGTCGGCGTAAAACGCTTGATAGTCAGCTTATCATCAACGCTAAACAGGCTCTTGACCTTGGCGGATTTAGGGAAAGCGAGAAGCAATTTGTTGAGGCTGCTTCGCCCCAGACATCGGCGTGGTTTACTTCCCTTGCGGGTGAAAAAGGCAAGTTAGACCAATTAGAAAAATACATGAAAGAAAAACGAGCAACATTCCTTCGCCAGCATGTGCCAAGTCAAACGTACAACATTCCAGGCGGCTCGAACGTACCTGTTAAGTGAGGGTTAAATGGATCTTATTAACGTCCAAACTGGAAAACCCGAATCACTTGAAACAGATGCGGGATTAAGAGCACTGGCAAGTGGTACTCATGCGCCACCGAAAGGCTACGGCCTTGTGCTTTCGCCTAGTGAAAAGCTGGAATTTGCTCCTGCATCAGAAGTGCCTCAGCAACTTGAATCTGGCTACCGTATTCCCGATCCTTCTGAAGTCATGCGTTTTGCCAAAGAAGCTCGTTACGGTAAGCCAGTTGAAGAGCTTAAATCTTTTGGCGCAGGTGTCGCACGCGGTGCCACGTTTGGCCTTTCTGATATTGGTCTTATTCAAAGTGGACTAGCTACTAAGCAAGGACTTAGGGAAAGGGAAGAGTTTAGTCCCACAACGGCGGCTGTTGCTCCATTAGTCGGAGCACTTGGGGCAGCATTTATTCCAGGCTCTCCTGTTGGGCTACTTGGCGGGGCAGTTAATGCAGGTGAGCAGGCTTTAGTTAAAACAGCCGGCAGTGTCCTTCCCAAGATCCTTGCCGAATCGGCCCTTGGTAAGCTCGCGGTCAAAACGGGTGCTAAAACGCTCGGCAGTGCCATAGAGGGTGCTGCCTTTGGCTTAGGGGACGCCGTTAGTGAAAACGCCCTTGGCGATGCCAAACTAACAGCCCAGCAAGTATTGGCCAAAACTGGCATGGGAGCTATGTATGGCGGTGCATTGGGAGCGGCCCTTGCCCCTATAGGCTACGGCGTAGGAAAGACTATAGGCGCTGCTAGAGGAGCTTATAACGCTGTTAGGGAAACGCTTTTAGGGCGGTTTATATCGCCTATTGACGCTGAGGCAGCTGCCGAAGCTGCCACACAAGTAGGCCCTAAAGTTACGGCTGCTCCTAAAGAGCAAATTCCTGTAGGCATGAAAGCCCCTGAAACCAACATCGCTAATCCCGAAGGCATTGTGGCCGAAATGGGCGAGGGTGCAGAAGCTAAGACTGCCTTCCAAGAAAAGGCTAGTGCTACAGGCTACGCACCAGGGCAAGTGCCGCCTCCGGTGCAAGATGAGTTAGGGCCATTTGAAAAGGCCCCAAGTGATCCCGAGTTTGTGCCGGGACTTCTTACTCGTGCGGCTGCGAAAATGCGCGCAACGATGACCGGCCAAGATGAAAGCGAAATTATTAAGGCTTTGGGCGCGCAAATGGATACGTCCAAAATTATGCTAAGTCCAGCTGCGAGAGCAAAACAAAGCGAATTTATACGCGATCAACTGCAAACGCTTCTCGATACAGTAAATGGAGCGACGAAAAGATTTTATGGCTCTGCTCGTGAAGCGGAAATGAAAAACGTTTTAGAAGCAATTCCCATAAATCAAGCAAAAGAAGGCGTTAACGATATTTTAAATGCTGGGTTACAACTTAACTCAAAGTTTAATAGTAATGAAAAAATGTATTCCACAGCTATGGTTGCTACTTTTGATGATTCGCTAGTTAGAGCACTTCAAAATGTAGATAAAGCCGATTCATCGTATGGCGTTTTTGATGCGATGAATAATTTCAAAAGAGAAGTAGATGATTTTCTAGGTAAGAAATACGAGCGAGAAATCAGAAAACTTCCTATTGGAGAACGTAACGCGTATTACCCAATCCGCGAATATATAAGCCAAGTTAGGAACAATTTAGAAAATCCTGACATATGGGGAGAAATGGGTGCTCGTCAATCTAAACTGAATAACGCTGTTTCAGAATGGATTAGTGCAACCAATCCTAGTTCTAATCTCGCTAAAGAAGTTATGAGAATGCGAGAAAACAACAAATGGGAAATTGATTACATCAAGTTTAATAATAAACTTAATATGATTAATGATCCTCGTTCTTTATATCTGCGCCGTGGCTTGGATCGCATGTGGAAAGCAGCGTCGCCGGTTATAGATGCGCTTGAACAATCCTATAAAAATGTCCCTATGGAGAAATTTCAAGCTAAAGAGATTAGGGATCTTCTCAAAACAAGTGCCGAAAATGCCATTAATGCCAAAAACTATGTTGCTGGCACGATGGGCGGATACGGCAGAGTAACGGATCTTATATGGGGTGCAGCACTAGGCGGCCCTAAAGGTGTGGCAGCGGCCTTTCTTAAAGGCATCTCGGGC